GGTTGACCAGCCCGGTGAGTTGTCCAGCCATGGATACAGGTATTCTCTCGGATCGCTTGGTGACAGCCAAGGTCAATGTTTGCTTTGGCAGCATTGATTACAGTGACCCTAACATTGTTAGAGCACTGTGTGACCCGGGTTTGAAGGAGCAGACTACCATTTGGGGTCAAATTGTAACTGTGCTCAAAATGGCGCTCATGACACTGAGTTGGCCTGTAAGGTTCCCTGTGAGGATGCTCATTTGGGTGCTGATAAGGGTAGTGTCAAGGCTCTTGTTGGGATTGTCCTGGAGTCGCCGGATGATCTGCAAGGGGTGGAAATGGACCAAGACTACCATTGAAGCCTACTGGAGTGTGTATAACAAACGCACTAAAACGGTGGTTATCGCGGGGTTTTGGTTCTCCCTAGTCCTGTATGGCTGGTGGGCCGTCACGCTTTGGGCATGTCTAATTGTACTTTACATAATTTGTACCGTGCCCACAGATGTTCGGTTCTACATTGAATTGTCACACAGGATTCAGTCTGCATGGGAAAGCACTGAAGATGGGGACATTGAACCCAATACCAACAATGAGCCCCTGGTGGTTAAGACAGGACGCAACAGATTTGCGTGCCGTTTGGCAGCCCGGGCAATAAGCCGGGTGGGACTGTTAAGTCCTACTAAGGCAAATGCCCTGGTATACCAGAAAGTACTCCTGGACGAGATGAGGACCATCAATGTGCGCTATGCTGACCGGGTCCGCATCCTACCCTTGGCAGTGCTGGCATGCCTGGAGCGCCCAGATGGGGTGGCGAGGGTTGAGGGAGTTATTAGCTCCCTTACCTCGCCTAACCCGTTCCACTAGGGGGGCCTTGTCCGCCGTGAGGGTTGTGACACCGATACTGATCGTGTTGGGTTTGACCTGACTACTGTTAAGGGTGTGTCAGCAACAGAGGGACTCACGGTAAGGGCAGGGACCTCGGCTCGTGGGAGTAGAAGTTGGTACTCCTTCAACTCCCTGGCTACGACATACGAGTACGTTGTCCACAACAGTTCACTGAAGAATATATGCAGGGGGCTTGTCGAGCGAGTCTTTTGTGTTGTGGATAAGGCAACCGGAGAACTAGTGCGCCCTCCAAAACCTGCAGCTGGCGTGTTCTCCAAAAAGCTCGGTCACGTTGGTAAAACTGTGAGTTCTCTTGTTGGTTACTGCCCCCGTTGGACACGTGATGAGTTCATTGCGTCTTACAACGGGCCGCGGAAAGCCTCATATGAGAGAGCGGCGCAGACGCTGGACGTCCTTCCCTTGACCCAAGATGATGCAAAGTTATCCACATTTGTCAAGGCGGAAAAAATCAACGTGACTTTGAAGCCTGACCCTGCCCCCCGGGTTATACAGCCCAGGGGACAGAGGTATAATATTGAGGTTGGTCGGTACCTGAAAGCGTTAGAGCCTCGCCTGATGAAGGCGATTGATAAGCTGTGGGGAAGTCCAACCGCCATTAAAGGCTTTACTGTGGAGAAAATAGGGCGGATCTTTGCTGAGAAAGCAGCGCGGTTCGAGAAGCCAGTGTTTGTTGGTCTCGACGCGAGTCGATTTGACCAGCATTGTTCTGTCGACGCTCTGCGGTGGGAACATTCAGTTTATAATGATATATTCAAATGCCCATATCTGGCAGAGCTATTGGAATGGCAAGTTCATAATCGGGGAGTTGCTCATATTCACGATGGTATTGTAAGCTATCGTGTTGAGGGGTGTCGTATGTCTGGTGACATGAACACCTCTATGGGCAACTACCTCATTATGTCCTGCCTGGTTTATCAGTATTGTGCCGATATGGGTATTAAAGCTGAGTTAGCAAATTGCGGTGATGACTGTGTGCTGTTCTTGGAAGAGAACCAAGTGGGGTTATTGAAAACTTTACCAGCGTGGTTCCTTAAGATGGGCTATACAATGAAGGTGGAAAAACCTGTGAGGGAGTTGGAAGAGGTTGAGTTCTGTCAGATGCATCCAATCTTCACCTCCAGGGGTTGGGTCATGGTCAGGCGGCCTGATACGGTCCTAACAAAGGATTGTTGTGTTGTCCGAGGTGGTATGACACTAGACCGGTTAAGGAATTGGTTGGGTGCTCAGAGGTATGGTGGTCTCAGCCTGGCTGGCGATGTCCCCATCTTGGGTCAATTCTACCAATGTTTTCCCGATGTTCAGTCTAGTGAATTATCAGATTATGATGCGCCGCACAAGTTCAAGGCTGGAATGCAGTATGGCACTATCACGGATGAGTGTAGGTATTCTTTCTGGAAAGCTTTTGGGCTGACCCCTGATGATCAGTTAGCTGTTGAAGAGCAGCTATACAGACACAGGTTTAGTCTCGATGAGCAGCAGCTGGAAACGAACCTGCCCAGTCTCCTGGACTACTGCACAAGAAACTGACCATTTCACCATGGCTACCCAGTCAAAGAAACAAGCAGCGAGAGTGGAGCAGTTGATCGGATTGGTTGAGAAGATGACCACCACAGGGAATCCGGCTGGTAGTGGCCGGAAGCGCCGTAGGCGTCGGAACCGTGCTGGTCGTTCTACCAACAGTGTTGCTCTAGCACCTGCCGCTGGCAGTGCCATTATGACAAGCAGGGTCCCACGTGTCCTCAATAGTCGTGAGGGGGTTGTGGTGACTAACACGGAACGGTTCTCATTGGTCACGGTGCAAGCAGCTGGGGCTGCCACCTTTACTAGGGTTGACATCACCCCGTCCAATATGCCCTGGCTTAATGGAGTAGCGGTTAATTACTCGAAATACCGTTGGATCAAGGTTCAGATGTACTATATACCCATTGTGCCGACCAACACGCCTGGCCTGTTTGCCATGGGCTACACGTACGATGTCAACGATAGTTTGGCTGGTACTAATGTAGCCTTAGTGCAGCAGATGTACAGGTCAGTGAGTGGTCCGGTATGGGCTGGGTTTGAAGGTGGGTCTGGGCTGAATACCAATGGGACTGCGGTACCTCCGGGCGCGTTGTGTATCACACTTGATACCACCCGGTTGGATAAACCCTACTACAAATACGCCACGACGGCTCAAATTGGAGCGATGTCTGGGCCTGAGGCTTCCATGTATGTCCCTGCTAGTGTTGTGTGGGTGACCGATTCCGGCACTGGTGCATTGCCCGGTGCTGGATTGGTCATGGCTAAGTACACGGTCCAACTACTGGAACCTGTACCCGCTATATTAAATGATTGAGTGGCCGTGGTTGGGGGGCAAGAAGCTGACCACTTCATGACTATTGTTAGTCTTGACGGGGAGTTTGATTACCCTCCTTACCAACCTGTTACATCACGAGTCCATCTTTCCCATAAGTCTACTAAGTCCGCCGTGTGCTTAGGTCCCGCTACTTTTAGCCAGCGATGGCGAGTCCCCCGGAGTGGGTTTTACACCCCCACCGATGTGACCTTTGTGGTTACTCCACATATCTCCGAGAAAGCTGGCGTATTGGCGACTGTCAAGTTAATCGACGCGACAGACATGAGCCCGTCCCGAGTGCTGTTCGAGACCAAGGTGTTCAATCTTGGCCATGGGATAACACTGGAGGGCTCTCAGCTGCCGTTCTGCCTGCCAATCGGGGAGTATCCTATACACTTCGAGGTCACGGTGTCACGATCACAGTTTCAGGGAACTCGAACAATGTACACAACATCGCTCGAGTGGCAACTGATGTATTCACCAACCCCGTTATCCAGGGTGAAATCTGTGTTCGCGGTGGCACACCACCCTGTGGTGGAGGTGACTCCGAATTTCTCCATGAAAACCAAAAATAAGTCCAGTGTCAAGGCAGGTAGGCCCCTTAAGGTACTTGAACAGGGTAGAGTGGACGCAGGTGGTGGTACGACTGGGGGATTGGTCCCCCCCAGATGCGTAGGGCCCGTCCACACTCCCCCTAGTAAGACTGAAGGTGAGTCTGTCTAGCCTCTGAGTGGTCACCCTTCGGGGGGGCTATGAGATCACTCAGGTGTACCTCTCAC